GACCTTCCCTGCTGCGGGGCCGGTCAAGACCACAATCACTGGCAAAGAGACCCAAGAAAAGAAAGATGCCTCAGTTCGTGTTGCAGATGACATGAACTACGAATTGACCGAAAGAATGCGTGAATACCGCCCCGAGCATGAGCGGATGCTGATTAGCCTGTGTCTGGCAGGTAATGCCTTCAAGAAAGTTTACTTCGACCCCTCGCTAGATAGGCAGACCTCGGTGTTTATCCCGGCTGAAGACATCATCGTACCCTACGGCGCAGCAAATCTAGAACAGGCAGAACGGGTCACGCACCGGATGCGGAAGACCAAGAATGAACTACGACGCCTTCAGGTAGCTGGTTTCTACGTAGATGTAGACCTTGGCGAACCCCAGATGGTGATGGATGAGGTAGAGAAGCAGAAAGCCAAAGACCAAGGGTTCAACGCCTCCGTGGACGGTCGTTTTCAGATTCTGGAGATGCACGTTGACATGGACTTGGCTGGGTATGAGGACGAGCAAGACGGCGAACCTACCGGCATAGCTTTACCATATGTAGTAACAATAGAAAAAGGCACCAGCACCATATTGGCGGTACGCAGGAACTGGCTAGAAGACGACAAACTCAAGTTCCGCCGTCAGCACTTTGTTCATTACGGATACATCCCCGGCTTTGGCTTCTATTACTTTGGTTTGATTCACCTGATTGGTGGTCATGCTCAAGCAGCTACGTCTCTGATGCGGCAATTGGTTGATGCAGGAACCTTGTCTAACCTTCCGGGTGGTCTTAAAGCTCGAGGACTAAGGATCAAGGGTGATGACACGCCAATATCTCCTGGAGAATTTAGGGACGTAGACCTGCCGTCAGGTGCAATTCGAGACAACATCTTGATGATCCCTTATAAGGAGCCGAGTCAGGTCTTGCTGGCACTGATGGACAAGATCGTTGCTGACGGTCAGCGGTTCGCTGCGACAGGTGATTTGAAGGTCAGCGACATGTCCTCCCAGTCTCCGGTAGGCACTACTCTAGCTATTCTGGAGCGGATGCTGAAGGTGATGTCAGCTGTTCAGGCGCGTATACATTATGCGATGAAGCAGGAGTTTAAACTGCTGGCTGGGATTATCCGAGACAACACCCCTGCGGACTACAGCTACGAGCCGGAAATTGGCAATAAGAAAGCCAAGCAGTCCGACTACGACATGGTGGATGTAATACCGGTAAGCGACCCCAACGCCTCTACCATGAGCCAGCGGGTGGTTCAGTTCCAAGCTGTTCTACAACTTTCTGCCGGCGCACCGCAGATATACGACTTGCCTTATCTTCACAGGCAAATGATTGAAACTTTGGGTGTGAAGAACGCTGACAAAATTGTTCCTGTATCTGACGACATGAAACCAGTTGATCCCGTGACCGAGAACATGAATATCATGCGTGGAAAACCGGTCAAGGCATTTTTAATTCAAGATCACGAGGCGCATCTGGGGGTTCACATGACTGCTATGCGCGACCCCAAGCTTGCACAAGTCATGGGGCAAAACCCCCAGGCACAGGCAATCATGGCAGCAGCGCAAGCCCATGTCATGGAACACGTAGCGTTCCAGTATCGCAAAGAGATAGAGAAGATGCTTGGCGCAGCCCTGCCCCCAATGCATGAAGATAACGATGAAGAAGGTATAGAGTTGCCGCCCGAAATGGAGGCGCAATTGGCTCAACTTGCAGCCAAAGCGGCTGAAAAACTGCTTCAGAAGAACACGGCTGAAGCTCAACAGCAACAGGCGCAACAGCAATCCCAAGACCCGTTGATTCAAATGCAGCAGAAAGAACTCCAGATCAAGGAGTCTGAGGTTCAACGCAAGACCGCTAAAGACCAAGCTGATAATGCAATGAGGCAGCAGGAGCTTCAGATTAAGCAGCAGGAAGTGCAGGGGCGTCAGCAGCTAGACAATATGCGTATTGAAGCTGATTCAATCAAACACCAAAAAGACAAGACGATTGATCTGACCAAGCACCGTGAACAGATTACAGAACAACAACGGCAGAGAGCTATTCAACAACAGAAACCCACAGGTAAGGATTCTGCATGAACTATGCAACCCCGCTTGAATACATCGACACAAAACTCGATGAACGGCGCATTGAAATAGAACAGCACCTCGGTAGGGGTTCTGCCAAGACATATGAAGAGTATCAAAAACTTTGCGGATTCATTCAGGGTCTGGAGTTTGCAAAGCAAATAAACGCAGACCTTGCACAACGCATGGAGACAGATTCAAATGAGTGAAATCTTTATAGGCCAAGATGCAAACAACCCGGAGCAGTCCACAGTCCTGCCTGACACCCCTGAGCAAAAAGCAAAGCAACTCCCACTCCCATCAGGTTTCCATCTGCTATGTGCTGTCCCCGAAATTGACGGGACTTACGAGAGTGGAATTGTCAAAGCAGACGTTACCAAGACCTATGAAGAGCGCCTCACCACAGTGCTATTTGTTGTTGAGCTTGGCCCAGACTGTTACAAGGACACCACCCGCTTCCCCAGCGGAGCATGGTGTGCGAAGGGTGATTTTGTTTTAGTGCGCCCCAATACGGGTTCACGCCTAAAGATTCACAACCGTGAGTTTCGTTTAATTAACGACGACGCAGTTGAGGGAGTTGTAGAAGACCCACGCGGCATAGCCCGCGCATAAGGAGATAAATCATGGCAAACGAACCGTATAAGTTTCCAGACGAGCAAGAAGAAATAAAAGTTGAAGTAGAAGAAGTCCCTGAAATTGAGGTTATAGACGATACCCCTGCGGCAGACCGCAATAGGGAACCGCTGCCTCAAGAGATGGTTGATGATTTGGAAAAAGACGATCTTGCCGAGTATTCGGACAAGGTAAAAAAACGTCTAGGCCAGATGAAAAAGGTATGGCATGACGAACGTAGAGCTAAAGAAGTCTCAACGCGAGAGAAAGACGAAGCTATACGCGTAGCCCATACCTACATAGAAGAGAACAAACAATTAAAACAAAGGCTTGGTGATGGCGAGAAGCTATTTGTAGACGAGATTACAAAGACCGCTAATGCGGAATTGCTGTCCGCTAAAGAGCGAATGAAACAGGCTTATGAGGCTGGCGATTCTGGTGAAATTGCAGACGCTCAAGAAGCTATGACGGATGCAAAGTTAAAGATCCAGGAATATCAAAGGTATAAACCCGCTTTACAAGCAGAAAATATAGGTGTAGAAAGTAATCAACAGGTACAAGCACCACAAGTATCTGACGCAAAAGCAGAAACTTGGCGGCAGAAAAATGCTTGGTTTGGTGTAGACGAGGAAATGACTGCCCTCGCGCTTGGCTTGCATGAGAAGTTAGTCCGGTCTGGTGTTGATCCTCGTAGTGACGATTACTACCGCCGAGTAGATGAAACAATGAGGAAGCGGTTTTCAGAGAACTTTGAAGACGTTCCTCAAACGACGGGGCAACCCGGTCGCAAAGCAGCTAATGTTGTGGCTCCAGCAACGCGCAGCACCGCGCCAAATAAAGTGCGACTTACGCAGACGCAAATGGGTCTAGCGAAGAAATTCGGACTTACCCCAGAAGCTTATGCAAGAGAAGTTATAAAATTGGAGAATACAAATGGCTGAAAATCGTCTAGCTCGTGAAATGGAAGCTCGTGAAACTACGCAGCGCGTTCAACGCTGGACACAACCTCAAGGTTTGCCCACTCCTCAACCGGAGGAAGGGTATTCTTTTAGGTGGGTACGGACGGCACTTCTTGGGCAATTTGACCCAACAAATACGTCTGCAAAATTCCGTGAAGGCTGGGAACCCGTAAAAGCGGATAGTCAACCGCAAATGTTCGCGTTCGCAGACCCTAACAGCAGATTTAAAGGCAATATCGAGATTGGTGGGCTTTTGCTGTGCAAAATTCCTAAAGAATTTATGGAACAACGCGCAGCTTTCTACAAGAAAGCCTCAGACGATCAGGTACAGGCCGTAGACAACAGCTTCATGCAGCAGAACGACGCTCGTATGCCCTTGTTTAAAGATAACAGGTCGTCAGTGACGTTCGGCAGCGGCAAAAAATAACGTAACATTTAAACAACTTTTAGGAGTTTTACATGGCTTATCCTACTGTTTCAGCACCGTACGGGCTAATTCCCGTCAATCTGCTGGGCGGACAGGTTTTCGCTGGTTCAACCCGGCAAATTCCGATCCAAACGGCACACGGCACCAGTATTTTCTTTGGTGATGTGGTTCTCATGTCTTCAAATGGCTGTATTACTACGGCTGCTTTGACTGTGACCACAGTTAACGTCGTTGGTGTCTTTATGGGTTGCAGTTATATCAACTCATCCAACCAACGTGTTTTTGGGCAGTATTACCCCGCCCTGACCACCGGCACCCCGGATACCACGAGCGCAATTGTCGCGTATGTTGCGGATGATCCCGATCTGGTGATGAAGACCGCGATTGTTTCTGGCACTACCACTGTTGCACAAGCTACCCGTGCAAATCTGGTTGGCGGAAATACTGCGCTGGTTCCTAACGCTGGTAGCACGACCACCGGCAACAGCGCAATGGCTGTCTTGAACAGCACTGCAACCACGGCGGCGATCCCGTTTAAGGTTGTGGACGTTGTGCCTGATACCGCACCGGCTACCGGTTCCTTTGTCGAAGTTCTGGTGTCATGGAACCAAGGCATTCATCAATATCGCCTTGCAACCGGCGTCTAGGAGAATAACAAATGGCTATTTCACGCGCACAGCTACTTAAAGAACTCCTTCCGGGGCTGAATGCCCTGTTTGGTCTTGAGTACAAGAAGTATGGCGAAGAACACAAAGAGATTTTTGAAACTGAAACCTCTGAGCGTTCTTTTGAAGAAGAAACGAAACTGTCGGGCTTTTCGGCGGCTCCGGTGAAAAACGAAGGCAGCGCGATTGCCTACGACAATGCACAGGAAGCTTGGACGGCTCGTTACCAACACGAAACCATTGCTCTGGGTTTCTCAATCACTGAAGAAGCGGTTGAAGATAACCTGTATGACAGCCTCTCGGCTCGTTATACCAAGGGTCTGGCTCGTGCTATGTCGTACACCAAGCAAGTTAAGGCTGCTGCAATCCTTAACAACGCTTTTGCTGGTGGCCCGACCTACGGCGACGGTGTGGTTCTGTGTTCCGCTTCGCATCCGCTGGTTTCTGGTGGAACGAACAGCAACACGGGTGGTGCGGCTGACCTGAATGAGACCTCGCTTGAGGCTGCTGTCATTCAAATTGCTGGTTGGACGGATGAGCGCGGTCTGCTTATCGCTGCCAAACCGGTGAGGATGGTTGTGCCTCCAAACCTGATGTTTGTTGCTACGCGTCTTCTGGAAACGGAACTGCGTGTTAGCACCAACAACAACGACATCAACGCACTGAAGAACAACGGCTCTATTCCGGGCGGGTATTGCGTCAATCACTTCCTGACTGACACCAATGCTTGGTTCCTGACGACCGATGTTCCGAATGGCCTGAAACACTTTGTCCGCACCCCGCTGGCAAATTCGATGGACGGTGATTTTGATACAGGCAACGTGCGTTACAAGAGCCGTGAGCGTTACAGCTTTGGCGCTTCTGATCCGCTGGGCATCTTCGGCGCGTCTGGTTCTAGCTAATGTAGTATGATTCAAGGGTGGATGGCAGAATGAAGAACTAGCCATTAAAAGACGGCTTAAAGCGTCCACCTGCTTTACCTTTCTGGGAATTTTACCTATATCAACTGCCCCAGCAGACTTAGTAGAGAGGATATAGGGATGTGCTACTACACTGGAGAATCACATGGGTATCTCAACCTTTGACGGCCCCGTTCGTTCGCTGAACGGCATGTATAACCAAGGCCCCGGTAACCTTATTACCCTTGGCGCTACCGTAACCCTTTCTGTCGCCACCCACGCTGGTCATATCTTGCTGGTTCCGGCTACTTGCGCGATTACCCTTCCGGCAGTCAATGCAACTGCTGACACTGTTGCGGCTGGCCCCGGCGCTGACCCGAACACAGCTAGCAACATTGGTGTTGTTTTTACGTTTATCTTCACCGCAGCTTCGGCTGGCGCATCTGCCCAGACCATTACTTGCGCTAGTGGTGACTCTTACACAGGTCAGATTCTGGTTGCTGGAACGACTTCGATGGCGTTCAATTCGACTGCTGGCACCATTATCACGCTGAATGCTACGACTTCTGGTGGCGCTGCTGCCGGTAGCCGCCTGACTCTGATGCCGTTTGCAACGAATAAATATATAGTTGATGGTTCGTTTGTAGGTTCTGGCTCTGTTGTTACGCCGTATTCTTAATCTTCTGGGGGCTTCGGCCCCCTGTTAACACACTAGGAGATTAACCATGCAGACAGACGTACTAGCAAGTATACCAATTACAGCCAGTGGTCAGTTTACTGACCAAGCTGCTACTAATCTTACTCGTTGCCG